TATTCACATTATTCATCCAGAACAGATGGACGCTGATATTCCCGTTTTTCGACAGCACCAACAAGAAAATCGGCAACAACATGCGTTTGAAAAAAACGATGTGTATATTACTCTTGAAGATGCATACCGCGGGATTGAAAATCATACGGTAAACATCGGGAAAGAGTGTGTTTGTGTTTGCATACCTGCAGGGATAAACGATAAAGAAGTTATAGTTACTAGTATCTCAAATGGCGTGATGGTTCATATTACAGTTAATGTAAAGCCGCATGACCTGTTTCAAAGAAATGGACTAGATTTGATTTTAGAAAAAAAAATATCATTAAAAGAGTCACTTTGCGGGCTGGAGTTTTCAATTCAACATATAAATGGGAAAACGTTTCATCTACAGCATAAAGATGGAACGGTTATGAAAGATGGTGTATCGAAAACAATACAACGACTTGGAATGAAGGATATGAATGACAGAATTGGCAATTTGACCATTATTTTCAATGTTGTTTATCCGGACAAGTTGACAAAGGAGCAAATAGAAAAACTGTCTGAAATATTATAGTAATATGGGCGGCGATACTACTTTTACAAATAACGAATCACTTGTTTATCTCCTCCTCTTGCAATATTATTTATAAATGGACCTATGCGTGTAAAACTTAATTTATTTTTTATAATGAATTCGTAAAATTTATGTTCCATGAGCCCTTCTTTTACAACGGTTAGTAAAAATTTTTCCAGTAGCGTTTTTCGTATGCCGAAATATTCTGTATTTTGGGAATGAATATTATGATTAAAATGGTGTTGAAGGTATACATCCAAGTGTTGAGTGGAGCTATTTAAAACGTTATCAATATGATGTAAAAAGTATCTACCAGTTACTTTTAGAATGTGAGTGCAGTCCATGTAAACTGGATCGTTTTTTATGTGAGTTAGGATATGTAGAATGCTAACTGCCTCGCTTTGACTTGAAGATGCCAGCTTAGGAAGATAAAATGAAACATATTTTAATCTTTCATGCGTTATATTTAAGTCCACGCCTGTGCTTTCGACAACATAAATATAATGGTTGGTATAACGTAACCAATTCGATATTTGTTTTTTATATAATTTTTTTCTATATTCGCTTTCATTGTTTATGTTGACTGCAGTTGTTAATATCACTATCCACTTATTTTTATTCAACGATAAATTATGAGTATTATTATTATTATTACTATTGTTAATACGAATAGGATTCATATGGTGGACTGTTCTTTTCATTTGATTTTTTTTATTTCTTCCATGAGTTAAAAATAAAAAATTTGAATTCATTGAAATATAACTTCGGTTGGAGGTAATATATGTATAATATATTTTTATTTTTTTGAATAGTTACTTAAATAGATTTTGTTTAATATATGTAGACAACACAAAACACAGCAATAGTAATAACAACAACAGTCAATGATGAAAGTACTGGTATATGGTCATGCGGGTTGGATTGGAAATCAGTTTGTTAGTATTCTGAAAAGAAATAATATAAATTATGTTTTAGGAACGGTTCGAGTAGATGACACAAGATCGTTGCAATTAGAACTTGACAATGTTTTACCGAGTCACGTGATTTCGTTGATTGGAAGAACGCATGGAATTATAGACAATAAAATTTATCCAACGATTGATTATTTGGAAAATCCTGGAAAATTGGTTGAAAATGTGAAAGATAACTTATTTTCTCCCGTTAGTTTGGCATTAGCGTGCAAGGAACGACACATCCACTATACTTATTTGGGAACCGGGTGTATATTCAATTATTCGAATGCGGCAAAAATGGCGGATCAGGAAAATGAAAATGTGGATGAACATAAATTTGACGAAAATGATGTTCCGAATTTTTTTGGTTCTTCGTATTCCATTGTGAAAGGGTTTACCGATCGTTTGATGCACCAATTGGATGCATTGAATTTGCGCATTCGAATGCCGATTGTTTCTGAAGAAAACCCTCGTAATTTTATTACCAAGATACTTTCATATTCAAAGATATGTTCAGTTCCGAATTCCATGTCCGTTCTTGATGAGTTGCTGCCGATTGTGTTAAAAATGATGACGGCGGGTATTACAGGCACTGTAAATTTGACGAACCCGGGTGTAATTTCTCACAATGAAATATTAGAAATGTATCAGAAATATGTAGATCCAGATTTTACTTGGAAAAATTTTAGCATTGAAGAACAACGGACAATCCTAAAGTGTGACCGCTCGAACAATTGGCTGGATACAAGTGTTTTGGAAAAGTTTGCCCCCGAAGTGCGCCATATTAAAGTCGCGATCAAGGACACAATTCAAAAGTATAAAAATACAATGAAGACCGTTGCAACAAATGAATGTAAAATTGAGTCAACAAATGTTTGTGAGGCTATCAACGAGAATGCGTTGAGGGATGGTGCTATTATATTTGTTACGGGAGGTGCTGGATTCATTGGTTCACACTTTATAAATAATATTTATTTAAAATATAAAAATATAAAACTCATAAATTTTGATGCACTTTATTATTGTGCAAATGAAACAGAAAATATAAAACCTGAAATTCGAAAAGATGTGAGTCGATATACATTTATACATGGTAATTTGAGAAGTTTAGACTTGTTGACATATGTATTTAAAACGAATGCGATTACTCACGTTGTTCATTTTGCGGCGCAGTCTCATGTTCAAACATCGTTTACGGATGCTCTCACATATACACAAGATAATGTTGTTGGAACGCACAATCTTTTAGAGACGGTTCGGCTACACTGTGCAACCCTTGAAAAATTTATTCATGTTTCTACAGACGAAGTGTATGGAGAAAATGAGGATGCGGGAATAAAAACCGAAAAATCAATTTTATGTCCTACCAATCCGTATGCGGCGACAAAAGCGAGCGCAGAGTTGCTGGCACAGGCATATTATCACTCTTTTAAAATGCCGATAATCATTACTCGTGGAAATAACGTGTATGGACCAAATCAGTATCCAGAAAAAGTGATACCTAAATTTATAAAACAGCTTAACAGTGGTTTAAAGGTTACTATACAAAATGGTAGTTGCAAGCGTGCATTTTTACACGCGCAAGACACTGCTACCGCATTTATAACCATTATGGAATGCGGAAAAATTGGAGAGATTTATAATATTGGGTGTGACGAAAATATGGAGTACAGTATTTTAGAAGTAGCCACGCTGCTTATAAAAAAAATAAAAAACAGTGAAAATTATCATGAATTTATTGAATACATTGAAGATCGGCCGTTTAATGACCAGCGTTATTATATTAGCAACAGTAAACTGAAAGCGCTCGGATGGAAAATAACGATTGATTTTGAGGAAGGAATTAATGATTTAATTGAAAGGACAAGGTGCTAATGTGCATATTTATGCAGGACCGCGCAAACTTGGATTTGGAATAGGTAGTTTATAAAAAATGGATAAGGGACTTACCATGATTTTAGCGCCATTTTTTTTAATTGCTTCCAAGTGGAACTTTCTGTGTTCGCAGTCGTTTTTAAAATAATTTCGTAATTTAACAGGAAGTAAATTTTTTGGAAATAAATGAATGTGAATAAATGAACTGTAGCTGCAGTTTAAAAACATGTGCGTTTTATACATGGCGAAACCATTAAATGCTGAATATACCGGTATCAGATTGTGCGTTTCTCGCGACTCATTTAATTTTACTGCAAAACTGGTAACCATTTCATTTAGAACCTCGGTTTTTTTTTCAACATGATAAAAACTGTAAATGTGTGGATCAAAAGAAAGTGCCCAATAGTCGTAATATCCTGCTTCTCTATCGAAGGATATGCTGTCCCATTCGTTTGAACGCTGTAAAGCGTTACGCAATGTATCAATGTTGATTTGTCCAACGCATGCGTATTCGTTGCTGTCCATCATGATAAAATATTGACTCGTGTCACCGCGCATTCGCGCCAAGCGCATATAGTTTAGAATTTCGTTGCGTGCATGAGCGATTCGCATGGTTCTAGATGTGTCCATCACCCTACTTGCGTTGCCAAGGTTCATTCGTAATTCCTTTTTGTTATTTGTAATAATAACAGTTTCTATATTTTCGGGAAGGTGTCGTTTTTTAAACGAATCTAGTATAGAATATGATTTATCTGCCGACGCATCATAAAATGCAACTACGGTAAGTTTATCAAATAGGTTTGATCGAGAGAGCGTAACAATGTTTGATAAAACGTCCGGTAAACCGCGTTCATTGTTATACACGCAGAGTCCAATGACACAGTTACCATGAGTGTTACCATTGCGATGACTGATACTGGTATTGTTATTGTCATTCATGTTTATATAATTATTCTTATAAAAATGAATTGCGCGTAATCTTTAAAATCATTTTGATGATTAATATTTAAAAAATGATGTATTAGATATACACATATCAAAAACAAATAAAAAATAAAATAAACAAACATGCAAGAACAAAAAGAGATAACGGCACACTTAATGGGTGGACTAGGAAATCTTTTATTTATTATTGCGACTTGTTTTGCGCTATCTAAAAAATATAAAGTCAAGTTGCGTTTTTATTGCAATGCAAGCACGTGGAGAGACAATAAACGAAGAATGATGCAGTACTATAAAATGTTTGAAAAATTTGATATTGATTGTGTGAATCATCGAAAAAGCGGAATAACGTTTCGAGAGCTATATTTTTTTTATGACTCGATTACTCTTGACCGGCGGAATAATAGTTGCATTTATGGATATTTTCAATCTTACAAATATTTCGATGCATATAAATCCGAATTTATAAGCATGTTATGCAATCCTTATAAAGATGATATTGACAATTTTTTGATAGAGTGTTTAAAAACTACAGCTGTAAAAAATGAATCTGATTCACTGCCATCAAAAAGAATACAGGAACTTGAATTTGTATCGATACACGTTCGACGAACCGATTATTTGTCTCTATCCGACATTCATTTGAATCTTAGCATTTCATATTATGAGGAAGCAATATCTCACTTTTCAAAAGAAAAAAGCATATTTTTAATTTTTTCAGATGATGTTGAATATATTAAAAGTGAGCCCTTGTTTCAAAGTCTCGCGAATAAGTACATTGTTACAAACCAGGACGATGAATACAGTTTTTGGCTTATGTCTGCATGTCACCATAACATTATTGCGAATAGCAGTTATAGTTGGTGGGCATCATACATAAATCCGAATCCAAATAAATTGATAATATGTCCAAATAAATGGTTTGGTCCAAAAGGTCCCGTTTATAAAATACATGACATTGTGCCACAAACCCAAAACTACAAAATGATTTTTGTAAATAATAGATGAATTAATAATATAAAAAAATTTTAGCGTCAGGCGGTAGTTCCAACGTGTTTACTGGATCATCTAGATTTGGATCATATGTTACGTCATATCTTCCAGTTACACAAGCATTATAATTGGATTTTAAAATATCAATCACAGGAATTAACTTTTTAATGTTTTGTTCGTAGATACTTTCTATGGAACATAAAATGAATGGCGTATTTTCGACACCAGGGTACCCCTTCGTATTATCTGTCATATAACTAACATAGGTTGATACAGGTCGCCATTTTTCATATGTGTAAGGCCCATCATAAATGCGCTGGTTTGTTAAAGGGTCACGCCGGGTTCTTGGAGCCCATACATATGTTATATTTTTATTATCCAATAAATCCCATATTAATTCAGCTCGTTTTTTAATGACCACTTCGAATTTCATCTTACAAAAACAGCATATATTGAATCCCAAATTTTCACATTCATTTGTATATCCGCTAAAATATTTATAATGTAATGCATTTTCATCATCTCTTCCGCATAAACTGCATATCGTTTCAGTTAATTTATCAAAATATTTTGGAGACGGTAAAATTCCATACTGATTCCAGTCACTATATTCGTATATTTCATTACGATTCATATATTGTGTCAGGTGAGAATTCATTGAAACCGGTGTTATATCGTAATCATATTCATCTTCGTTTGACGCATTTGAAAAAATGGAATTAGACCGCGTTCGAACCAGCATAACAGGTTCATAATCGATACTATGATTCAAATGTGATATGCTTTTATTATTCGTATTATTACTATATTCCCCTTTATTTCCGCGAATGTAACTACCTGTTTCAGAAATATAGTGCGCTATACTATTTACCTGGTCGGCTACATTTTCATAATATGCATTATTTGTTATAGTTGTCAGCAAGCGATTAAAAAATCCGGATATCGTTTTACCTTATATTATTGTATAATTTATATTTATACTATATAATAATATAATAAATAATATTTCTATGTAATTTTATAATTTATTATTTTATTTTTTTTGTATAACATGTTTAGTTTTTTTTATGTATGCGACATGATGATGGATTTGAACAAGGATTGCCTTTATTTTTTCCGTAGCGTAAGACTGCGCCACATTTGGATGCGGGCGATGTTGATTCAACAACCGTGTTAAGAAGCGGCGCTGGCGATAAAAGAGACAATTCATAATGTTTTTTGCAAACATATATTCCATTATGGTACTCGATTGCGGATTCTTTACACGAAGCATTTTTTTTAGTTTTTTTTAAATGTAGATACGCGCAAGGTTGGCTTGTCATTGACATTTTTGCCGGGTAATTTACGCTGTGTATTTTTTTTACTCCATCATACTCTAAATATGGTAACAGTTTCCCTTGAACATTTCTGCAATATGGACACTTGATTTCATTTTTTTTTAATGAACTTGGATTGTAATAAGACGACGATCCTGTTGTTTTTTGCGCAATAATCTCTCGATAAATTGGGATATAATTAAACTTGTGTCCGCATTCTAACACAATGTGAATGTGATGAAGGGACTCCTTTGTCAACAAGCAGGAATTGTCTTCATCTTCTATTTTATTATCGCTTGTGTTATCATGACAACTTGTCGAAGACATCATACCTTTTAATTGACTAAAAAAATCGGATTCCATAATACCATCTGCGTCTCCATCGATAACATAATTTTTTGATTGCATTTTAATGATAAACTATGTGTAATATTAAATGATAATGTATACGGTTTAAATTCTTTAAAAATATATTTTATAAATTTATATTATCTATAATTATAAATTTATAAATACCAAAAAAAAATAAAAAGTAAAAATAGATAAACATGGTGGCAAAAAGTGTATGGGGTCCTGCAATATGGTATTTTTTTCACACACTTTCGTATAAACTAAAGCCAAATCATTTTAATGAATTAAAAGATCAACTTATTGATCATTTTGTATCAATTTGTAATAATCTTCCATGTCCAGAATGTGCCGAACACGCCAGACAAGAATTAAAGCATTTAGATAAATCTAAAATAACAAATAAAAAGGAATTATGCATGTATTTTATTCATTTTCATAATAAGGTAAACATTCGAAACAGAAAAAAGATTTTTACATTTGATGAATTTGTCTCGAAATATAGTAATGCAGTAACGAGAAATGTTATTTCTAATTTTTTCATCGTGTTGTCAAAGTCCGACCATAATGTAAAGTTAATGACAAATTCATTCCATAGGTCGACTACAATCGTGGATTTGAAAAAATGGTTAATGGTCAACGGTTCTAAATTTAGTCCCTAATGAAAACATAAAAAATAAAAATATGATTTTTTACAAATTAATTATATTACATCAATATATACACGAATAGACTTTTATATATTTAAATGGCGGTGATTGACATTAATTTATCAAATATTTTTAAAATTATTTCCGTGTCTAGTTCTCTCATTCTCTCTGCATTTTTAGTGCTGCTTAGTATTTCAAATTCAGATATCAAAGGAATTATATACCTTGCCTCGCTATTTACGTTGATTATTATTTATTTTATTTGTTTTGCAACTTTTGGAGAGAAGTTGGTAACTCCTACAAATCCAATATGTAACGTCTTCAACATTCCCGGTACATCGTATGCAAATTCATCGATGAACAGCGCCGTTTTAGCATTTATTTTTGTGTATTTAGCTGTTCCCATGTTTTACAACTCAATGAATTACAATATATTGACCATTGTCTTCATATTTTATATTATTGATAGTGTGACAATGTTGAGTAACGAGTGCACGAATGGGTACGCGATTCTTTTGAGCACCGTGATTGGAGCTGGTGTGGGTATTCTCTCCACATCCATTCTTATGGCAAATAAGCCATCCTTTTTGTATTACAATGCGCCCGCAAATGCGGAAATATGTTCTCGTCCTGCAAACCAAAAATTTAAATGCAATGTGTATAAAAATGGCGAAATTTTGAAATAAAAAAAGTGGTGTGTATCATTATATTTTTATAATTTATTTTATATCAGTTATATAAAGCTGTTATAAAATTTATGGGCGTTTATTTTACAGACAAGTTTTCATTGCTTCATTTTGCATGCGGTATTATAGTTTATTATTGGAATATTTCACTCTTAACATGGTTTATATTTCATTTGATTTTTGAAATGGTAGAAAATACGGAAACAGGTATGCACTACATTCGAAAAGTGAAGTTATGGCCTGGAGGGAAAGCGCATGCTGACTCGTGGATAAACAGTGTCGGAGATCAATTTTATTCTGTTCTTGGATGGTTATTTGCTTACTGTGTTGTTACGTTGTTGTAAAATTACATTACAACATTTTTAAACACGTGTTAAAAAAATGATTCAGTTCTGACTCGCTGGTTCCAGAAACGGATGCATCAGGAACAAAATATGTGTTATCCTTTTTGTATGCTAAAAGAGCAGGTATTCCGGAAACCATTTTTTTTTGTTTCAAGTAGGCATAAAGATCAAAACATTCGTCGACATCCACATTATAAATGAAGATTGTTTCATTATTTGGAAGAACGAGCGAAACATCGTCAATATATTTCTTTATGGCTTTACAAGGCGAACACCACTCTGCACTAAACTTGAATATGAATACACCAGGATTGATCTTTAAAAGTTGAAAAAATACTTCTCGATTTCCTGTAAATTCTACGACGCGTGACTGAACTTCTGGTGCGGACATTAAATTCTGAACAATAAATATTAATAATTTTATATTTATATATATTAATAATTTTATATTTATATATATTAATAATTTTATATTTATATAAGATATTTATTTAATAAATTTATAAATAGAAATAAAAAAATAAAATGTATACTTAATTTATTATTTTTTATATTTTTTTACCTATTTTGATTATTTTGATTATTTAAATATTAAAAAATATTTCTTCTAATTCGCGAATATCGAGCTCAGGCATTTCACTATGACATTCCCAGAAAAATTTACAGAAGGACCAATTCATATGATGATTTGTGGCATACATGGAACTAAAATTTGGATGTTTTGACACTTTTTCAAAAACCCGCTGCGGAAGTAATTGCAAGCTGGGTTTCGGAAGAACGTAACACAACTGAACAACATCTTGAATTGGCTTGGGTTCCATTACCTGCAAGAAATCATGATGCGGAGTGTCCGGAATAAACTGACACAAATCTTTTAGTAACGGTGGATAATGATACTTGTAGGACCACCTCCAGTCAATGCATCCAGACGAATAATATTTGAATGTCCATTCCATTCCTTCCAAGTAATTTAAACAAATGTTTTTACACGCCGATGCCGTAATTTTCATGTGAAATAGTGTCTCATAATATCGATGCTCCCAACCTTGTGCAAACGGGTTCATGTATTTTTCTTTTTCCCTGTATTTCATGGGACACATATTGAATTCGTCCATGCTGGCTGGCAGTTCAGCATCGGTCCATTCGCTCACAATGTCGCTGCAGTTACTCGTGGTGCTTTTATAACCGCTGGAGTGCATGGCCTGAAGTTGCTGCATTCGGTCTCGACGCTTGTATTCCTTTTGCACGAGTTCGTCTTCTCGATCCGCCAAATATTCAATGAAGCGTTTATAGTTTACCCAATTGATTTTATAATCCGAGCAAATAATGTATTCGCCTGGACTTGAACCAATGGTTTGACGATATGCGGCAAGCAGTGTATCGATTGCACCGGTTCGTATATTTAGTGCGGGAAAATGTGGCATAAAGTCGTTTCCCAACATGAAACATATGAATATGTAATCAAATATTCGACACTTTTCACTTTGAAACTCGATTTTTGCACTTACTTGATCGTGTTGATCATGCATTCCGTTCATATACTTTATGATGGACTGTGCAAGTTCAGGAATGTCAATGTAGTAATCGGCAGCTTGGTCTAACGTATTGTCGACCGATTTTATAAATTCAGGAGTTTCTCGGTACAAAAATATGCGTTCAGAAATGTGCAAATGGTTTAGACACAACATGATTAAATCTGCGTCGAGTCCGTAAATGATTGTGGTTTTATGTTTGTGTTCATCAGCAAAATCTCGAATGTGTTGAAACATTTTATGCTCTCCTTCTCCGCAAACATCGCTCGTAGAAACAAGCACTTTTGAATTGGACCTGAAATGATCCGTGACATGCGAGTTGAGTTTTTTCATAAATGCGGTTCCAGGTGTAATGGAACTTGTATTCCAAAATGTTGAAGTTTCTACATTTTCAGATGTTGTTATTCTTTTCGATACGGCGTTTCGTTTTTCGATGCGTTTTTGAAGTTCGCCTGTCAGCCACGATTTGTAACGTCGTTCGCGCTGCTGATTTAACTTGGCAACCGGTGCCACACCATCAAACGCAATGATCACTTTGTCTTTAGGTTGAAATACATCAATGTAAGACTGGATTTTAACACATACTGCATGTATCACTTCTAGTTCATATTCATCAAGAGTTTTATTCACGAACGTGATGGATCGTATTACATCATAAATTATGCCATTGCAATCTGCATAAAAATTATCAACATTTCCACACAAATGTGTAGTATTTTTTATAATGTTTTTATATTTCTTTACAATTTGTAAAAAATAAGATGGTATTCCCATGTTGTTTTATCTTGTTGTAGGGATTGTTATATATACATAGCCATACTTCTTTAATAACTTTGGATATATTATTAAGAAAAAAATAAAATAATAATATAACACACATTCAAATAAACCGTTTAAAATATATATATATTTTATCAAAAAAAATATAAATTAGATAAATAGATATATTAACAAAAAGTAAACCATATATGAAAATAAAAATTAAGAATGATAAAATTCATGAAAAGAATGAAAAAATAAAAATTACCAATCAAAATTGTTTAGCAAAAGAAAGAAATGATGAAAATTTTGTTAAAAATGATGAAAAGGAAAAGAAAGAATGTTTAAATGATATTAAATATTTAAAACAAGTGATAGAGCGCAGTATTTTGTCACATCACAACTATAAAGTAATTGATATTTTAACGTCAAACGACATAAACATGTCAATTCAATATATGGAAAAAATATATAAAAATTTAGAGTTGCTCGAAAGCGACGTTCACATCAAACCAATATCGGAAATTGTGGAAGAAATAAATTTAATAAAGAGTGAATTATCTTCTATTTTTAGAAACTATGGAACTCAAAACATAGATGATTTACTTCAAGTGACATTTGGACATAACTATATAAAAAATATGAATGCAAGTACAACCCTAAATGGAAACGGGACAGGAAAGGAGTGGGATCATGATAAGTATGAAGTTTTAAAAACATTTTTTCACCCAATAAATTTCAAGTCATTAAATTGGAAGAATGATAAAAAAAGTGCAACAAGTGACAGATTAATACAAAAAAATAAAATTGTAGAAGATTTTGTTATTGTAGAAAAATCAGTAAATCTAGATTGTTTTGATATGGCAAGAACAAGTAAAATATTTTCTAGTAGAGTTTTTGGAATAAAAGTGGCGATTCACAATTATGTTGAACAAAAAACATTAATTATTGGAGGTATTGTTGATAATGTGTTTTTAGAATGCAGTTCTCAACATTTTATAACAAATAAATTGACAGACGTATGGAAAAACGTTCCCAAAGATCCAGAATTTATGACAGAGTCATTTACAAAATATATAAAATCGCTTACGCTAAAAGATTTACTTGTATTTTCAAACGAAGAAATTTATTCAAAATATTTGTCAATGATAACTTTTATTAACACTAGTAAGCAAAAACAAACGTCTCAATTAATCAAAGAGTTTATGAATACAGACTTATATTCTCAACGTTCAACCATTATTCAGTTTATGTTAAAGTCGAATGAGCACGACATTCGATATTTATGTTATTTATTGTATGACATGTTGTCAAATGAACTCAGTCCTCAAGTGGAATCGAATGATCAAATTGTGCTCTTTAATAGTTTACCATGGAATGTAAAGCAACATTTCAAAGACGTCATGAAACAAACGGTTTCGTATACAAATGCGGTATCAAAATATGAATCTGGAAGCATGACACTAGAACAGCAAATATGCTTACTAAAAGCAACCGACGCAGTGAAAGAGAAGGCAATGGTAAAACTACGTGAAATCAAATCAAAAGCGGATGACACAACCACAAAGGCGCGACAATATCTTGAAGGATTATTAAAGATACCGTTTGGGGTGTACGTAAAAGAAAATGTAATAGAAGAAGTGAACAAAATAAAAGACATCTACATAAATATCTGCAACAAAAATGATCTACAGACATTAATAAAAATAATGAATTTGTCACCGTCAACAGACGATTCTTATTACAATAATGGCAAGAATAATAACAGCATTGTAGAAATAAAGAATTTGTGCATTCAACTAAATGAAAACATAGATACAGTTGGATTGTTTTATATGAATAATTTTCTTAAAGAGGTGGTAGATGAAAAACAACGAAAGAAACACGAACTGACAGTAATTCTACAAAAAATAAAAGTGTTTATAAAAAAACACAAGTTGGTTATACCAATTCAAAACCAGTCAGACAGTGAAGAAAATACAGAACCATTGTTACACAATAAAACATTGGCATGTATAAAATTAAATATTAATACGTATATGAAAGAGTTATATAAACTATGCGGTTTTACTTCTTTTAAAAAAATGAATGAAACTGATGCCAAAATAAAAATGATTGAAGATGTAGAAGAGTTAGTTAAAGACATTGTTTCTGAACACGCGTTTGAACACAAAACACCTATAACAAATATAAGAGAGCTTCAATCTGGTGTAGTTGAAGTTTTACAAACTGTTGAAAATATTGGAAACTATATTAAAAATGTGCGCACTACATTGGACTCTGCGGTGTATGGACACGCGTCTGCAAAACGTCAAATTGAACGGATTATTGGACAGTGGATAAGCGGTGAATCAAGCGGTTACTGTTTTGGATTTGAGGGTCCTCCAGGTGTCGGTAAAACGAGTTTGGCAAAGTACGGGCTTGCAAAGTGTTTAACCGACGAAAATGGAGAGAGTCGTCCATTTGCATTCATCGCCATGGGAGGTTCAAGTAACGGGAGCACTTTAGAAGGACACAATTACACGTATGTTGGATCAACATGGGGAAAAATTGTTGACGTTTTAATGGATAAGAAGTGTATGAATCCAATTATATTTATCGATGAATTGGATAAAATAAGCAACACAGAACACGGGCGTGAAATCATTGGTATTTT